GGCTACATCGGCTTGAGCCTGTCTCATTTCGTTTGTCATACTTGATAAACGTTCACGTAAGCCAAGTTCCTCACGTTTCTGTTGTAGTTTACTCTGTAATTCAGCAACCTTCAACTGTGGTTCAGCTTCTGCTTGGCCAACTTTTGCGGCATTCAGAGCTGTTTCAGACTGCAACTTCGTAACTTCTGCTTCTAGTTTAGCTATCTCAAGCTGCGTACTTCTGATTTGTGATTCCATTTGGAATTGTTCTAACTGCATTTGTTGTTCAGATTTTTCACCTAGCCCTTGCATTTGTCGTATTCTATTTGCTACATCAGCTTTACGCGATAGGTGTGAATACTCAACAATCAAGTCATCTGGTATTGGTACTCCAACTTGACGTAGAGATATAGCTTCAGCAAATTGCATTTCATCAAAGTTATCTCTAGCAGGAGCAGAACCAATAATTACGTCATACTCTCCTAGCTGTAAATCATTAATCACTTCACCTTCTGGTGTCATCTGATTTACACGAAGGGGGGTTCTAGGTTTGTAAGGATCTTCTTCATCTGTTATTTGTATAATTCTTTCTTCTGTATAGTAAGTTTGTATTAAATTTAAAACAGCCTCAGCTAAATACTGTCGTGTCTTAACTAAATTAGTTAGAGGTACTTGCAATAACATAGAGCCCCTGTTCTGTTTTGCTTGTATTGCAACACCAGATACTTCGGGGCTATCGCTGCCCAACATAGAATCAGTAACACCACTGATAGCTTTTATATTCATAGCCGCTTTTTGTCCTAGTCTGTCTAGACCAGTAGGTATTTGGTTAGGTGGTATTTTTGCGGGCGGATTGGAGCCACGATTAAACTCTAAAACTAAGCCAGTTTCTGCACCATGTTCTTCTAAGTCATCTGCTGTCATACCGGATAGAGATCCTGACTCCACAATCCAACCACTGTTCGCTGTGGTGTTAACAATATGTAGTTCTTGAGAACTAATTTTGTTTAGTTGTTCTTGTGGGGACAACAAGTTTCTGACCATACCAAACGGCTTCCCTCTTCGAAAGTATGGGAAGTAAGGCACGATAGTAAAATGATTATAAGGAGACCAGTCGTCAAACAAAACAACTGTATCAGCTGTCACAGTCCAACGGACCTTTCGCATCTTCTTCTGGATAATATCTAACCCATACGTATCTGCGAAGTCTTCTCTTTTCTTTTTCCCCCAAGCGTATGGCACCTGTCTTTGATCTCCCGTAACAGGGTCCACATAATACATACAATCTTTCAGCTGATAATACTGACGTTCTATTACACGAATAGATCTTAGTGCCCGAGCATTTTCTGGGTCAGCTGGGTATTGATGTCCATAGTTTTCTTGTTGTGTATCTCCATATCTTTCTTCTTCATAGTCCATAGAGTCGGAGCCAAGTGTGGCACCGGTCTCAGCAAGAAATCTTAATCTGTCTGCTTTTTGTTGTCCGTATACTTCTTCAATCTCATCTATACTCATCCACTTAGTTTCAAATATTTCATTCCAAGTTTTTGGGTCGGAATTTTTTGCGTCTGGATCTATGAGAATATCTAAAGGGTCTTTTGCTTCTATTCGTACTTCGCCCATCACATGATCATCGAAGTCAACACGAACATCAAAGTAACCACGGTCTTGGATTATACCGTCTTGAAAAACCTGGGCTTCAACCCAGTCTAATTTGTTATTGTCTGCTATTTGAGCGTAAACTTTTGTAAGCACATCTGCTACGTCTTGGTTGCCGCCACCTCTTGGTTTGAATTGTATGTCAGCTCTTTTTGCACTCTGTTCTCCTATGACAGCATTGATGGTAGGTAAGATAGTGTTGATTGTTAACGCTGGTCGGCCTTGGTCGTCTAACTCTTGTATGTCAAACTCGTCCCACTGATCGCCTCTGTAGTAACGATCACATTTTTTGGCCATCTCTATATATTCTTCATGCCCGTTGTCTCGGGCTCGGGTGTAAGCATTGAACTGGCTTTTCGCCAACGTAAGTTCTTCAGCTTTCGTTAGCTTCTGTTTTGGTTTTTTACTTTTGTATGCCATATTATGCGCTCATCGCTGATTTCTTTTTCGGGCCTTTTGCTATATATCTTAACCTATCTCTCCATGAAGGTATATGTTCGGGTGCCTCATAAAAACTTGCAAACTCTGTCATCATCAAACCAACCCAGGCCAGTGCATCAACCTGGTCATCATGCACGCCGTTAGGAAAACGAAGAAGTTCAGCCACCATGGACCCTGTCCAAGTTGCCTCTTGTGGAAAGTAAACTTTACCTTGCTGCATTCTACCTTGAATGGCTCTAGCTCTAGCTTCTTTATCACGTCTCCCTATTTTTAAATCTTTAAAATATGCAGAATGTAATCT